AAACATATGAGCCGCTTCCACTGCCGTTGCCGCGAACGCCCTTGTCGAAAACATCCGAAACGTCGCCGTTTTCGGCTGTCAGCGTTATCGTCTTCCGTAATCCGGTGGCCGACAGCGATACATGACCGCCTTCCGGCACTGTCACGTCAACCGCGTAAGTGTTGCCGCCAATCTGGAAAGACGGGTTGACGCAAGGGCCGAAAATGACCGCGGTGAACTCAGCGGCCTTGCCGGTCGGATTATGCACCGTCAAAGCGATTCTCGACGGAGCCAAATCGGTCGGCAGGTCCAACGGAAGGTCAATCTGCGAACCGGTGCCTGCCGTCATCGGAAAGAAATGCTGCACCGGCAGCGAGCGACGCCAAACGCCATCGCAAAGGACAATCGTGTAATCGACTTGCGCGTATTCCGGCCATGGCACGAGGCCCAGCGAAGAACCGACGACATAAGCTTGTTGCGTCCATTCGCCATCGACCGTCAACGTGCCAGGCCGGACTGCCTGCACGTCCGAGTCGAAAGCCGTCTGCACCATGTCCAATCTTGACGGATCCGTGGTGCGGACGGTCATTCTCGCCGTCGAAGCGTTCCGGCTCACCGATTTGATGCCGCGAGTGGCCAGCGTGTACGTCCATGCGTATCCGCGCATTTCCTGCAGGTCAGCCACCCACAAATCATCGGCGTTGAGGTCGATGACCGTGCCATCATGCGACGTGTATTCAAGTTCGCGCATATTTGCGGATCAACCTCCCCAAGTCACGGTCGCCGACCGTCGAATCATCGGACGCGGCGCTGATAATCGCGCCAAGATCGTTGTGCAGACTTGTGATCGCAGCAACGACGGCACGCGTATCCACCTGCACGGAAACGTCCGGCATGCTGTGACTTGTCATGAACGCCTCTCGTGGGATGCGCATTTCATTGATGGCGCGCATGGCCTCAAGCCCGTAATAGTCGACAGCGGCCGCCCTGTGCGTGTACTCGCCCGCCGCCAATCTGGCGTTGAGCAAGTACACACTGTCGCTGAGCGAATTGCCGGGCGCCCACGCGGGGTCCACGTAGCCGGAGAACATGCCGCCGCCTGCGAATTTCTGGAAGTGGCCATCAGTGAACATTCCACCGGTGTAGCCACCCTCCTTCTTCGTCTTCTCCACGACGGTGAAGCTCTTGTCCGCGATCTTGAAGTTGTTGATGGAGCGGAGCACCGGAGTCGCCTGGTCGTTGACCGAGGCGGTGCTCTTCTTGTCGTTCAGCTTCTTGCGGTTGACGGCGTCGACCTTCGGTCCGGCCTTGTCGGTCGAATTGAGGGTGTTCTTCTTGTTGTTGAGCCTCTTCGCGTTCGCGGCGTTCGTCTTCGGCGTTGCCCTGTCGGTGGAATCCAAGGTGTTGCGCTTGTTTGACAGTTTCTTCGCATTGGCCTTGTCTACCTTCGGCGAGGCGTTGTCCTTCGCGTCGAGTCTGGCTGTGGCTTTCTTGCCGTTGAGCTTTCCGATGTTCTTGGAGGCGGTGTTCGCCTTCTTGGATGCCTTGTCGGTCGCGTCGATGGTGGCGTTGACGTGCTTCTTGTTGAAGTCGTCCATCATCTTCTGCGCCTTCTTGGCGCTGGCTGTGGCCTTCTTGGCGTCTGCGTCGAGCTTGGCCTTCGCTATCTTCTTGTTGAATTTGTCGAGGTTGGTTTCCGCGCCTTTGGTCTTCGACTTGGCCTTGGAATCGTCAACGTCAAGCTTCGCCTTGTTGTTGTCGGCGGTCTTCTTGATGTTGTCGATGGACGCCTTGATGCTGTCCGAACTCAGTCCCCAACGATCCGCCAAGGCGTTGGCGGCCTGTTCGCTCATGCCCGAGGCTTCGGCCTGCCGGATGATCGCATCACGTGCGTCCTGCAGCACGCCGTTCGCACGTTCGATCTCGCCGCTGCTGAAATTGGTGCTCTCGCCCTGCTTGAGGATCTTCTCGGCGGCGTTCTGGGCGCTGCTGGCGATGTCCTCCAAGGCCTGCCTGGTCTTGGTGCCCTTCTCGGAAAAGCGATCCAAGAGGTCGCCATTGGCGTTGAAGACGGTGCCGTTGTCCTTGCAAGTGTCGGTCAGCTCACCGATCTTCTGGTTCAGCTGGTCGACAGCCTCGTCTGCGGTCAGATTACCTGACTCCAAACCAAACAGAGACTTCACGAGGTCGTCGATTTCCTCGGACGCGTCCGAGGCGGAAGAGCCAAGCTCCTTGTTTGCATTGGCCTCATCCTTCGTGGATTTCGCCGCGCTATTGGTTTTGCCATCGAGTTCGTCCAACGCCTTGGACTTGTCCTTGGCGCCTTTCGTGCCCTGCTGGTAGGCGGCGGTCAGGGCGGAAAGGCCGTCGCGCAGCGCGGTGGCCTTATGTGACCCGCTGCCAAGGCTGGAGCCGAGCTTGTCCGCCGCCGAGTTGACCTGCTTGATGGCCGTCTTGTTGCCTTCGGCTGCCTTGGTCATGGTGGTGATGCTGATGCCAGCCTCGCTCATCACGTCGGTCAGCTTCTTCGATCCGGTGATGCCCTGCTCGATCGCACTGAGCCATCCTGGTTCGCCATGGAAGGTGCCGACATCCATGTTCTGCAGCTGGTTGACCAGCGCCTCGTGGATAGCGCTGGCTCCATTGGCTGCGGCTGACTGCACTTCCTGCACCGCCTGCTTGGTATTCTGCGCGGCCGTCATGAAACCGGTGAGCGCCGTCGTGGCAATGCCCAGGGCGATGCCCCACGGACCTCCCATAAGTGAGATGAGTCCGTCGGCAACAGTGTGGAACCCCTTGGATCGGAGCGTGGCGGAATCCTCCGCAGTGCCGAACGATTCCAACTGCTCCTGCGCGCTCTGACCGCTCGCGCGGAACATCTGGAAAGCGGTCTGCGCGGAAGCCAAAGCGGTCTTGACGCGCTGGATCGGGTCGATGGCCAGGCCGATGTTGTTGGCCATGGTGCTGGTGCTGCCGTTGAGATTGCCGGCGGCCTTGTGCACCGCGCCGAACACGCCGGCCAGAGACGCCATGACCACGATGGTCTGCTGCGCTCCGGACGGCAATCCCGCGAACGCGTCAACCAGCGTATCCAATCCCTGCACCATCTTGCGCAAAGGCCCCTGAGCGCCTTCGCCGACGGAGATCATCAGGGATTCCATCGAACCGGAAAGGTTTTCGAGGTCGCCTTTGAGGTTGTTGTTCTTCGCGGCGGCCTGTTCGGCGGCGTACCCGCTTTCGGATACGGCCTTGGTCCATTTGTTGACGCCGGATTCGCCGGCCCCGTAAAGATAATTCGCGGCTTTGATGGCATAGCTGCCGAAGATGGTCGCGTTCGCCTGGTTGCGCTGCTCGTCGGTCAGGTTCTTCTCAGCCTTCTGCAATTGCCCGGCGAACTTCGCCATGCCGACGAAATGATGTTGAGCGTCATAGGCGCTGATGCCCAATTTCTTCATCGTATTGGACGCTTCGGCGGACGGCGCGGCCAGCTTCATCAGCATGCTGTTCAATTGGGTGCCGGCTTCGGCGCCGATGGTGCCGTTCTGGGCGAAAAGCGCCAGAACGCCGGTGGTCTCCTGAATGTTCATTCCGAAACTGTTCGCCTGGGCGCCGCAATTGTTCAACGCCTCGCCGAAATCGGAGACATTGCCGACGGCCTTGCCGGCGCCAGCCGCCAAAGTATCAGCCACCTGAGAAGCCTGAGACCCTTTCAGATGGAACATGCTCAACGCGTTGGCCATGTATTCGGCGGCATCCCCCACGGCCATTCCATCGGACGCGGCCAAATTCAAAGCGCCAGACAAGCCGCCAGTGAGAATATCCGTGACGCTCATGCCGGCCTTGCCGAGATCATTGATCGCGTCGGCGGAATCCGAAGCGGAATAAACCGTGGAAGCTCCGGCTTCGATGGCGGCGGCACGCAGTTGGTCCATTTGGGCGCTGGTCGCGCCGGTGTTCGCCTGGACGGTGCTCATCTGCTGGTCGAAGTCTGCGGCCATCTTCACCGCGGCCACACCGAAAGCGGCCACGGCCAAACCTGCTGCGGTCATGCCGCTGGCGATGAGCGCGGACTTGCGCCCGGTGTTCTCCATGCCCGAAGCGACCGTTCTCGCGGTGCTTCCGGCGCGGGTCATCGCCGCCTCATAGGAGGCTGTGTCTGCCATCAATCGGATGACGATGTTCTTGTTCTCCGCCAAAGCATCCTCCAAAATGTCAGGTCAAATGCGCCACCAAGGCGTTCGCGGCCGGATTGTCCCTGCCGTTGGCCTCCGTCCACTGTTTCATGGCCTGCTGCATGTGCGCAGTGGCCCAGCAGACGCTGGTTTCGGCATGCAATGTAAGTTCGCTCTTCGGGTCTTGGCAGATCGTGCGAGGCAAACCGCACATGGGGCATAATGACCGTTCGTATTCCGCCAACGAGCGCATCCAATTGCGTTCCGTCTCATCCCATTCGACCTCATCGCCCTCACTCGGACGCCAGCCCATGAAACGCTTATAAGAGATGCCAAGCTGGCGGCAGATCTTAAGGTCCTCGACTAGCCGCGAAGAACCTGCGAGGCGAGGTCGAATGCCGCTTTTGGGTCCGCTGCGGTGCCGTTCAGTTCGGCGATGGCCTGCCAGATCGGAGTGAACTGGCCATCGGTGAGTTCGTCGAACAGATTGCGCCACGCCTGTTCGGTCTTGTCCTCGTCGGCCACCGGCTTGCCGCCGATGGTCGCGGAATCAAGCATGAGAGGCAATGCCGCGGCGGCGGTGCCGAACATGTCGTTCGTGCCGTTGTCATTGCGGTGCGCGGCCAATGCCTGCGCCCACTTGCTTACCGGCAATGCCCGCAACGTGAGCTTCAATGTCTCCGCATCGGCCTGTTCGCGCAGCTCTTCGATGCGCCGCGCGGTGGCCTTCGCCTGCCGGTTCGTCCCAGCCTCCGTGACTCGCTCGCGCGTGGTCTCCTCGGCCAACGCATCACCCAATCGCGCAATATCCTCGGCGGTCTGCTGGTTGAGGATAATATCAACCTCACGAGTGCGCCTGGTGACTTTAAACATATGTGTTCCTTCGCTCTAATATTCATGTCCCTTTGCCGGAAAAGAGGAAAAAGAGGATCCCGCACCGGCGAAAGGGACAAAAGTCCGATGCGGGAAGAATCAATCAGGCGACCTTCACGTTCTCCGCCCAGCCTGGAGCGCGAACGGAGAAATTGACCTTGCTGCGCAGCACGCTGTTCGCGGCAATCGCCACCTTGGCACTCATGCCGATGCGGACAGCATACACGTTCACCGTATCTCCGGCGACAAAAGCATCATCCGTCTGCTTGCCATAGCGGCGCACGAAATAGCCTTCCGCACCCTCGGTCAACGTCTCCATTGCCACGTTTTCCGTGGAATGCGAAGTGTTGGTGTTGTCGATGACCTCGATGCTTGAACCGCTGATCTTCTTGCGTCCGGGATTCTCATAATCCTGCGCGCTGTTCTCTCGCTGGTCGGAGATGGACTCCTGCGACGGCGAGCACGACCAGCCGCCCATGGTGACGTAGTTACTCAGGTCGGTTCCGGCGTTGATCTCGTCGGCGGTCGGCTTCTGGATGTTTTCGATGGACGGCACCCAGATCGTGTTGACCAGACCGTCCGCCGGTGTGGAAGGAACTTCGGTTCCAAGAGTCAAAACCATGACTCCTCCTTAAATATTTGTGGTCACATGCGTGACCAGTTGAATTTGAAAGTCAGAAGACGGCACTGGTAAAGCAGCGCCGTGTCCTCTGCGGTAAGTCCGGCCGCATAAGCGCCGGAATCGGAGAACAACGTCAGACAGCCGGTGTCGAAACCCTGCGCGACGAACCTTTTGCCAGCAAGTCCTGGAATCATGAGGTCATCGGCCAGCACGTTGACGGAATCGGCCGTGGTGCTCACGATGCGCACCAGCAAAGTGCCGATGCCGCAATGCACATGCTGCGTTTCGCCGACGATATGGCCGTTGGTCGTGACCGTCTCAATCACCCACGGCGGCTTGTCGGTCGGCTTCGGGGCGGTCTGCCGGTACACGGCCCAGCCCGTCGCTGGCTTCGGGATATGGTCGAGGATCGTGTCGGTCAACGTCATGATCGACTTCATTCAGACCACCTCCACGGCGGCACGCGCCACGTATTCCGCGAGCTTCGGCAATTCTTCCTCACCATGCTCGTAGAACCGGTGCGTTCCACCACCTTTAGCGGTTCCGAAGAACGCGATGTTGGCGAGGCTGCCGGCGCCGCCCTTCGACGGGCCGATCTCGGCTGTGATGCGTCCCGGCGCTTCCTTCACCTCGTAGGTGATGGGGATGCGTCGAAATGCCTTGTTGCCTGAGCCGGAGAGGTCTTCGCGAATGTCGTTTTTGACGTTCTGCGCACCTTTCTTCACGACCATGGTGATGGCCGCGCGGCGGGCGACTCCTTTGGAGAGCAGCTTGTCGGCGAAGGCGGTCAGCTCGGACGCGTCGAACAGGCTTGTGACGCTCATGCGTCCTCCTTCACGTTCCAGCGGCAGGCCGTCGCCCACGACTTCTCCGATTGGGGGGAAATCATGCGATAGCGACGGCCCACCAGTTCCGGATTCGCCGACTTCGTGACCGTGACAAGATCGCCGTTGCGCAGGCTGGTCCCGAACGGGAAGTGGATGTACAGCGACCAGACAAACGAGACGGCGCCCATCGCCTGAGCCGCGCTGCCTTCGGTCTGCTCGCTGGCGAGGCCGCCGCTGGTCTGCACCTTGCAGCTGCCTTCGTACACCTTCTCCTTGCCGGTGGTCGTCAGTCCCGTGTCCGGATCCGTTGTGGTGACTCCGGGGCGGGTGACGACGCATCGGTCGGTCATCAGGCATTCCGCGTTGGCTCTGGCCTTTGCGAGAAAGGATGTGCTGATTCTCATCGGAACACTCCAATCGAACTGACGTTCGCACCGAAGCGGTTGCGCAGGCTGCGTCTGGTCGCTTCCGGCAATTCGGTCGCGTCGATCTGGGTGCCATCATGCGTATATCCGACCTGCGCGTCATCAAGCCTCTCGTAGGCGATGCCGGAGTGGGCGCCGGGGCCACCATCCGCGAGCTGATGCAATCCGGCGGCGACATACGAGCAGACCAGTCTGACGATGTCCTCCGGCACGGGATCCCAGCCACCTTGGAAGGTGACCGTCACAGTCGACGGGATGCCGCCAAAGGGGCTCCACGGCTCCGCCCGGTAAAGCGATGAGCCGAAGAGCCTCCAGTCTTCGATCGGCCGACCATCGACCAGTACTTTGGACACGGCTCGCACCGCCCTGCATGGCAGGTCAAGTTTCCTCGACTGTTCGCCGGGCAGGTCGACGGTCCATTCGCCCATGGTGATCGGACAGCCGGCGGCGTCGCGCACGGCGGCGGATACGGAGTCGAGCAGGCTGAGCGCGACGGTGTTGTCCGGCACGTCGATGCCGTACTTCCGCAGGTCCTGCAGTGTGGCCAAGGCGGTCATGTCAGCCTCCGATCAGACGGTCACTTGCCCTTCTTGCCGGTGTCTGCCTTATCGGCATCATCACCAGCGGTGTCGGACGTTTCGTCCACGACGGCCTGCGGGTCATCCTGCATAGAACGACCGGTGGAGGTGGAGAGGTTCAGTGTGATCTTGGTCAGGCACTCTGGACGGATGACCTTGGCGCCGTACAGGTCGAGGCCGCGCACCATGTCGGCGAAGTCGGTCTGCATGCGCATCGCCTCCACCTTGCTGACCTGCTGCGCGAAGGTCACGGCCGCGTTCGTGCCGGCGAGAATGGACTGGGTGTCCGGACTGGCGGACTTGCGCGGCACATTGTTGGACTTCACTACGGTGAAGCCGCGCACCTGTCCGACCACGCCGTTGAGCAGAGTATTATGGCCAGCTTCGGTGCCTTCGATGAAGCGGGAGTCCTGCAGCAGCAAGGCGTAGAAGTCTGGGCTGACGACGAGCCAGCGGCCCTCATCGGGAACGTTCTGCACGTCGAGCTTGCGTCCGGCTTCCACGACGGCGAGATACGCGTCTGCAGGGGTGCCGACGGCCACGGTCTTCGCCGGGGTGCCGACGGCCGTGTCCATGAGATTGGAGATATAGGTCTCCACGTTCTTCATCATGTTGTAGGCGGCGGAATTTGTGAACTTTCCGGTCAGATCGGCCTTGGCCTGAGTCTTGTCGAGGTCATTGACCTTGAAAGCGAAATAGTCGGACTTGTCGATCTTGAGCACGGCGGCTTCCTTATCCGTGACGTCATCGACGGTAATCGCTTTGCCGCGCACGTACTCGTGCACTGTCACGTCGTTGTATCCGGTGATGTGCACGGTGTCACCGGCCTCACGGATGTCGCCCTCGTAATCGCGGTTGCACAGGCTCGGGAAGACGAGCTTCGCGCGCAGGGCTTCGAGGATGGCGGCGGACCATACCTCGGGAATGAAATTGGTGATTGCCATTGCTGGTGGCCTCCTTACTTGCTGCGGCCTGCGAGCAGGTCATCCAGACGGCCCTTGCGGCGCGCCTCCTCGATCTGCTTCGGGGTCATGTTCTTCAGATCGTCCCTGGTAAGCTGCCCCGCCTGATGATCGCCATCACGGGCGCCTGACGGTGGGATGATTCCCGCCAGACCAGCCTTGTTCCCGCCTTGCGCGAGATACGGGTGTGCCGTGACCAGATCGTCGATTTTCTTGGAAATCACGTTCTGGTCGTATCCTCCCTGATCGTCAGCGGTCAGGTCAGAGAAATCGATAAGCTTCAACGCGTCGCCCGGATTGATAAGCTTGCCGGTCGCTGCTGCGGTGACATTCGCCTGGAGCACCTGCTTCTGCAGTCCGGCTATCGTGGCCTGCGCGGATTCGAATTCCTTGCCACGCTGCTCCCAGTCTGCGACCTGCTTCTCCAGGTCGTCCACGCGGTCGGCCTTCTCATAGGCGGTCTTGAGCTTCGCCTCTAGGTCGGTGTTGACCTTCTTCTGGCCGAGGAACTTGTCGTGCCAGTCGACGTGCGGCTCCTGCGCGCCCGGATCGCCGGTGTTCGGATCCTGCTGCTGTCCATCGGACATGATGATGTTTCCTTCCTTTTACTGGATGTATTTTTCGCCGTTGCTGGAAAGCCAGCGACGATACGAGTTCTCGGCCTTCGCCAGCACATCCGGCGTGACCGGACTGCCTGGCTGATAGGGATTGTGGCCGTCCAAAACGGCCTCGTAGCGGAGCCGCGCATTGAGCAGACGCTTCTGCGCCTCGGTCAGGTCCTCATGCCGTCCCTGACGGTATCCGTTGTCGTGCAGCCATTGGCTGCGGCGAAGCTCCGGCACCTGCTCGCGCCATTTGTCGGGCAGGATGTAGCCCTCGCGCTTCAGAAGTTCGATGGTCTGCTCGCGAGGGAGGTTGAAGCTGTAGATGCCTTCCGGCGTGAGCCTGCGCCTCTGGCGTTGGCCGTATTCGTATTTGCGGATCATGCGGCTCCACCCGTAGCGGCTGGTGCCTTCGGACGTTGTCATGCGGATGTTGCCGCGTCCGATTGGCCGCATGCCTCGATGCGCGTTGACGACCTGGTAGATGTCGGCGCCGTCCCTGATGGCCTGCGCGTCGGCATGTCCGAAGACCTTGTCCTGCTCCTCTTCGCTCATGCCGTTGAAGCGGTCCATCGGCGATGTGATCCAGCCTTGTTTCTCGGCCTTGTCCTTGCCTTTGCAGGGGATGGTGCGACCGTGGCATTTCGGATGACGAAGGAAGTCGTTGTTGTGCCGGAAGTATTTTCCGGCGAGGATGGCGCATCGTGGGCAACAGTCGGGTGATTCGACACGCACGTAGCCGACGCCGGAACGCTGGGTGATGCTGACGCCCATCGCGCTGATTGACGTGTCCTCGATGGCCTGCATGGCCATCTGGCGAAGCGTAGCACGACCTGCCATCATGGCATCGGATTCACCCATGCCTGACTTGATGGCCGACAAAGTGCGCGTCACCGGGATATCGAAATATGATTCGAGGTCGATGCCGCTCGGTGCGAAACCCGTCCCGAAGGCGAGGGGATTCGCAATACCGTCAGGGCGCACGTAGTCGCCCTGTTCGGCGAGCATCAACGTGGACGAGTCCATCGCATCGCTCGCGGCGCGGGTCTGCAGTGTGGCGAAGAGCGTAAGGAAATCGGCGTTTGTCCGATTCCAGCTGTCACGCACCCGCCTCGGATCCACGCCCTTCCACGTTTTGTCCGCCGCCCTCACGGCCAGCAGGCACAGTCTGGCCAGAGTGTTCCGACTGTCCGACAGGCTCTCCAGCGTCACCGTCATCAGATGCACCTCCGACCTGCAGGCTGCGGGCTATCTCCGCCATCTCCGGATCGTGATTCTCGTCGTCCACCATGCGCATGATGCGCTTGATGTCCTCCGGACTCTGACCCATCTGCTCGGCGATCCACTGCAACGGGTATCCGAGCTGCTTGTATTTGAGCATCGCGTCGGCCATGAGGGCCTCGGACCGGTATTGCGGTGTGGCGAACACGACCTTTGAATCCTCGAGGATGCGGGCTGATTCCTCATCGTCCTCGAGCGTCATGGCCATCACGCACAATTCGCGCACCGGCTGACGCATGAAGCTGATGCGCTCCAATGTCTTCGACACGAGGCCGGCTTCGGCGACCTCGTAGCCGGTGGCCGGCACCTCCGCATTCGTCAGCAGGTAATGCCCGGGCGTACGGGTTTCGGCCGCGATGTGCTCGACGGCCTTCTGGATGATCGGCAGAAAAGCCTGCAGGTTGCTGGCGGTCCACTCGCCAATCGACACATTATCGCCGGTGATCTGCATGATGCGCTCCATGACCTGCTTGTCCAGGTTCACAGGATGCTCGCCGACCTGCTCTCCGGTAACCTTATCGAAGACCGGCTCGGACAGCGAATCACCGCCGAGGATCACCCTCGCGGGCATGGACGCGAAATCCAAGGCGTTGAGCGTATACGCCCAGCAGACGTTGACGGCGTCCTGCATCGATTCGACCTGCTCCACATCACTGATCGGCAGGTCGTCCAGGAGCATCTGATTGCGGAATTCGACCAATGGCACTCGTCCGAGCGGGTTCGCGCGCGCCGAATCCGGAACGAACCGCCAGCCCTCAACGCCGGGCGGCAGACGGTTCCGCTCGTCGTCCCCGCCTGCACGCACGCGCACCACGTCGAACACCAGATCCGGCAGCAGCAGCGTGCCGAATTCGCGCTCCTCGTCGTAGCGGACCAGGAGGCCGGCGTCGACCTCTCCAGTGAGCGGGTCGTAATGGACGGCTGCGGAGTCGGGGTGTTCGAAGCTGATGCGCGCCCTGCCGTCAGGCATCGAGGTCACCAGGCCAAACGCACGTCCGGTCGTGGTCATCATCAGAGCCGTCTCCTGCAGTTTGCGGTCGCAGTCATTCCGCTCCCACACGCGCATGACATGCGAGTCGAGCTCACTGTCGTCGTATGGGATAAAGCCTCTGAAATGGATGCGCTCGACCGGCGCCTGCGCCACCGGCAGGCACCAGTTGTCGGCGAAACCTGAGAACCGGTCCGCCATGTAGCGTTTGAATTCGTCGGACGCGAATTTCAGTGTGCCGCGCTTGCCGCGCACATAATCCGTATGCTTCCTGATGTCCGGCCGACGGTTCTCGATCTTCAAGGCGAGAAGATTCGCCATGCGATTCACGTCATCGGCGGTACGAATCATTAGAACCCCCTCGTAGTAGAACCAGTCAGCAGGTACGCCTTGCGTTTCCTGCCCCAGCCGGCGGCACGTGCATCACATGCCGCCTCGTGCGCCAGCACGCACGTCACCGCCGCATCAATCTTCCGCGTCTGCTTCGGCTTGCCCAACCCGTAGCGTTCACCGGATTTGGCGAAGCGTCTTGCGTTGCGCATGTGCGTGATGGTGATCGGGCATCCGTCCTGAGTGATGGCATGGTGCTCGAGGTCGGATTCGAAGCGTTTCAATGCCTCCCAGACGGCGGTGATACGGCTCGAACCGCTCATCGACCAGGGGATGAATTTCTTCGGCCCGTATTGGGAGTCCCATGCCTCGATCTGAGATTCCCACGACACCTCGTCGCGGAAACCCGGATCGCAATAGGCGCGGATTATCCGGTATCGGTCGTTGAGCTCGTCCATGGCGGCGTTGACCTCGCTGCGCGGGATGCGGCCGCCCCACGTCTTCGGATTCCAGATCGTCGGACGGCGATCCTCGCCATACCGTGGCGTGAAGATGAAACCTTCACGGGTCTCGGCCTTGATGCATGTCCAGTCGTCGTTCTCGGAGCCGTCGAAGCCGAGACACACCTCGGTGCCTTTCGGCGGGTTCTCAAGCCAAAGCTCATGTTCCTGCATAGCAGCTCTCCCAGAGTCCGTCCTCGAGCCATGCGCCGCCGCCCTGCACCATTCGGTTGCCGAAGAAACGTTCCGCCTGAGCCGGATCCTTCTCCATGAGCGCCTCGGCCTCCGCCTCGACGGAGTCCAAAGGCACCCACGGGCTGCCGGCGTAGACCCATTCGAGGATCTTGCGGCGTTCGCGCCGGTTGTTGAAGCTGTATGGCGTGCCGTCCTTGTGCCGCAGGTCCGGGTTCAAATCGGGGTTGCGGTAGAAGATCCACACGTCCTTACTGCCCAATTCGAACTGCTGTTGGGCGTAACTGTTCTCCCCCGGGTCGTAGGCGTTGGTCCAGAAGTGCGTCCTGCCGCCCATGCCCGCTGCACCGCGGCGTTGGGTGTCGGCCACGTCGAGCATGCCATTCGATTTGGTGTACAGGCCGGCCTCGTCCTGTTCCGCATCCGAAATCGGATTACCCAAGCGGCTGGTGGCCGATGCGGTCACCACGTCGATGCGGTCGAGATCGAGATCATCGTCGTCAAGGTTGATTCCGGGGCGAAGGATACGAATGAACCCCTCGCGCACCTTGAGCAGCTGTTTCAGCGGACCAAGCCTGATCATGGCGACCAATGGCCGGTAGGCGTTGCGCACCTGGTCCTCGGAGTTCGCGGTCAGCTGTATCAGCGGCGATGGATGGCGCATGCCCTTCGGCTCGCCCGGATTGTAATGGTAGACCCATCCGCAAGGGCAGCCGTTGTCGGAGCAGCGGTACACGTCGCCGGGCTTCGCCCAACCGGCGAACACGACCGGACCGCAGGCTTCGAGGATGGCGCATGAGGCTTCGGTCGGCCCCTTGCCTGTCTTCTGCGGGCCAATGCAGCCGGTCAGACGGTATTGGAAGGCTTGGTTGAGAACCAGTGGATTGTCCACCGTGACCTCTTCGGGCGGGATGAATTCCGCGTCCTCGCGCACCCTCCAGCGGTGTGCGGCGTACCAGAACTGCCAATCTGACCAGCAGAAGGGCTTGCCGCGGAGAATACCGTCCGGCTGGCGCACGTGACGCCGAACCCACGCATCCTGCAGGTCTGCGAGCGTCGGGAAGTCGATGATCCAGTCGTCGGCCATGTCATGCCCTCAAACGGCGCGGGAACTGCACGATCTTGGTGTCCATGCCGCTCTCGGATGCCTCCGCGTCCGTGGCCGGCACCTCGTGGGCGGCCATGTCGACGTTGTCCTCGGAGATCTTCCAGCCGAGCGCCTGCAATCCGGCCTCGGACAGGCCTATCCGGTCCTCGAGCCTGATCTTCACGGCCACGTCGGCCGCCTTGGCCGACGGGCTCTCGCACACCACGCATTCGCGGACATACGAGGCGATCTGGTAATGCAGATACTTCAGCTGCGGCTGTTTCCACGCGCGCGCCTGCGGCAGACGCCACAACTGCCTCCACAGTTCGGCCTCCCGGTCATTCCACGATTCCGAACCGGCCCTGTCCTCGATCCATTCCTGCGAGTCCTTGTCGAAATAGCGGATCACGTAAGGCGGCAGCGGAAACTTCGGCGGCCGGCCCTTGTATTCCGTGTTCGGAAGACTGCGCAGCGTGTATCCCCTGCGTTCGCTCGCACCGCTCGACGGATCCGGCATCGGACCGGATCTGACGCGTTTTCCTCCTCTTGGCATGTCTCCTCCATCGTCGGACGGCCTCGCGCCGTTCCTTCGCTGTCGGCGGCCGGGCCTTTCGCCCGCCCCCTCTGAAACTTTTGAACCCTCCGCACCTCGGAGACAGCTCTCCGGCGGTTCCGGCCGCCATCCGTTAGGGGGTACCCCCGTGGGTGTTTCGCCGGTTTGTTTTCGTTGATTTTCCAACGTTTTCCAATACCGCGCGTTCGTCTTCGCGGCGGGCCGCGAACCGAATTGAAAAAGACTTGATCGCTTTTCGTTTTCCGCTTCGCCTCACGCTTGCGGCGCGCGCCGGACGTCGTCGGCTTGGCTCGACGTACCGCATGCGCGCAGCAGATGAGATGAATCAGCGAAGGCTTCGACCGTTGAAGCCTGAAGGTTTCGTCCTTGCCGTCTTGCTGTCGTGGCAACGCTTGCACAGGCCGCGCATGCGCGCCGGATCGTTGGGGTCCAGTCCGGCTTCGACGAGTTCGACGCGTTCGAGCGGCCAATGGTCGGCGATGGTGCTGGGGGCGCCGCACAGGCCATGGTGCCTGCCGCATCCGTCGGGTCCGTCACCAGGGCAGACGCATCGCGGGTCCCTCGCCAGCACACGGGCTCGTGCGAGACGATGCGCCTTCGAGGTGTATGGATTGCGGCCGCGCGAGCGGCGCTTGTCCTTGGCTTTCCTGCACTCGTCACACAGGGAGCCGGAGGATACCAGGTGCGGGCAGCCGGAGGTGGAGCATACCTTGTACATCAAATCCCCCATCGGAGGCCCGGCATGTCTGGGGTACGTCTCCCGCGAAGGTCCCCCAGCTGGCCACCCCCGATTCATGGGCCACCGACGCGACGGGTGTCGCCGCCATGGTCGACGTCCTTCGGTGCGACGGCTCCAAGGGTTGCTAGTGGCTCCACGCCGGACAGCAACGATTATAAGCATTGGTAAAAGAAAAGCACCAGACCCTTCGGGCATGGTGCATCTTTTACAGATTACATGGACTCACCCTCTTGCGCAAGTCGCGTGTCGACCAGCTCGGCTTGATTGAATTCCCACATGCCACGGCCGATCCGCCGTGCCTTCGACAGCCTGCCACGAGTCAGCCAGTTGGACACCTGCTTGCGCGTGGTGCGCAGTCCGGCA